AAGCGCCTCCGGATATTAGTCCGGCAAGCGGCCCTTGAGAGCCCGGCTGATAAGTTGGCTGAATGGCTTTCGTTCCCAGTCCTAGTTGACCAAGAGAGTTATATTGATTCATGGCCTGACCTGCGGCGCCTTGCTGCAAGTTAGAGAAAAGACCCGCGAGACGAGATTGAAGGTCTGCACCTGCTCCACCCAGAGCTTGGGCGAATCCTGATGAACTTCCGGCTCCTCCGCCGAGACCACCGCCCATTCCTGCAAAGCGCTCACCTAGTTGGGGCAGTATCTGTTGCTGGAATTGCTGCATATAAGGAGCTGCGAATCTATCATAGACTCCCGGATCTCGATTAAGGAGGTCTTGAAGGTATTGATTCGCTTGGCCGTAAGCTCCACCTTGTCCGCCCATCTGACCCATTTGGCCGGATATTTGGGACATCATCTGCTGTTGCTCGGGAGAAAGCGTTCCTTGCTGAACGTATTGATCGTCTTTTTGAAATAGAGGGGCTAACAATCCTGCAAGGCCACCGATTCCGCCACCGATCGCCGCGCCATAAGGACCAAATGAAGCACCTATGCCAGCTCCTGTTCCTGCTCCTGAAAGAGCTCCGCCTGCGTAATCTTTCCAACTAGCCATGATGACCTCTTTTCTCTCATGTTTTAGGAGAGATTTTCAGAGGTCAAGCAAGATCTAAAAAAGATTAGGAAGTAAGATTCCTGATAAGAGTTGCTGCACTTACGGGTAAAGAATTTATTTCTTTAGATGCCCTTTTAAGGGCTTGATCAAGGTGAACTCGACTGACTTTTTCTAGTTTACAATTATTGAATATATATGAATCTATCATTATTCCGTTATCATCGATCCAACTTAAAATATCTCGCATCAAATGCTTTGGGAAAGGTACATCCCCACATTTAAAATGTATCCCAAAATATGTTTTATTAATACAAGATTGCCTAAGCTGTAGAGTTGATTCCACACTTGGAGCCCCAAAATATAAAAGTTTCGCTATCAAGCAATCTCGATCGGAGAGTCTGCCGCACAATTCATAAAACATCTCGTATGGTATGAATCTGTTTTTAACTCTCTCCCTGTCAGGATCAAAAGCTTTTGGAATAAGTCCAAAAGTACAGTTTGACAAAACATGTGAAAATTCTATATAAGCATTTACCACAATTTCTTGTGCGAACTTTCCTGCTCTACTATGACACCTTATGTCTTCAAGAACTCGTTTGTGATCTTTTTCGCCATAATTACCTAATGAACCATTATTTGTATGGTGAAAAATATCCAGTAGACCTGATTCGATCAAATCGTCCATAACGACCATGAAAGGACACTTGTTACCTACTTGCTCTTTTATAAATTCAATAATATCACTAGGCTTAGTGTGAGTAATAAATACTTCATATTCAGAAATGTTATCTTTGCATTTTATATGAAAATCAGAAATTCTCAATCTTTTATTATCAAATTCTATCATGTTTTAAGGAACTCACATACAAAAATTACTGAAGAAAGAGCCGTAGCGGGCAACGGGTTGGTGAAGTTGATATTCGTGGCATCCATCGTAGCATCAGGATAGACCACCGTGAAGAAATCTGGTGTTACGCTTGTGCAAGACGCATAGATTAGCGCTGCGTATTTTAGACCTACGATACCGTGAGGGAATGAAACGACTCCGGCTGCGGGGATGTTCGCGCCATTTAGAGAAACAAGGTCAAACACCTTTCTGTAAGTGCTGCGAAAAGTTTGCGTATTGGCGATATCGTAGTACTGATTCGAGTTTGACGTCTCTTGAAGGCTGTACAGTCCACCCGTCTTAGAGTTGGAAGAGTTGGCTATACGTTTGTAGAGCAACGAAATGATCTCACGAAATTGAGCAAATTCTCTGGGCATCTCTACGGAGATGGGTAGCTGATTGGTGGTGAGCGATGGATCGCTTGAACTAGACATTTCGGCCACCTTGTTTAACGTAAGCCATCATAGCCAGAAGAGTCATTGACTGCTCATGAGTCGATAGCGTGTTCATTAGATTGTCATCGTATGTCAAATTAACAGAGAAGAACTGCGCATACAGAGTCGCGTAGAAGCTAAACCATGCGTAATCGGAAGACGGAACGTAAAATGCAGGAGTGAGTACCGTGGATACATTCTTGTTGCCCACCAGCATGTTTCCTTTAACGCTGAGAGAGCTATTCATAAAGAGATTTACCGTTATCCCGGAAACATTCGTCGTCTCCATGAGGAAATCAATTCTAGAAAGCTTCGTCTGCATACCCTTCTGCTGGAAGATGTTTATGTCTTTAGAGAGCAACTGAAGTTTAGGATACAGAGTTACCACCCCTCCACCTACGTACAGGATGTTAAGCAACGTACTTGGAGTGAACGAGAAGTCTTCTTGATAATTCTGATTGGTGAAATTCCATTTGGAGACATAGAAAGACTGCGCATTCAGCCCCTTACTCATGACTTGATAGATTTTTCCATTCAAGTCGGTAGTCTCGGGTAGCTCTGTCGAATCGTTTATAAATAGCAAGCCGTCGATTTGAATGATATCACCAGGCTGCAAATTGTGGTTGTTGCAAATAATCTGAACGGAGTTGGGCGCATATGTAAAGACGATGTTATCTATAGGGATGGAAGGATCGTCAGGGGTTTTATATCCGTATAGGTGAACGAATCCTCTCTGATTGCCAGAGGTAATGAAAGGGAATAGTGATTGCTGCTTAGGATCCGACCAAGTGACATTGTTATCGTCCCAAGTCACAGTAGTTGAGTCCCAAATTATGTTAAATTGACACTGAAACGTCCCGAATGCAGTGATGTTATCCCTGAAAACTGCGTACGTCTGGTTTCGGTAGTTGTAGACCAATACCTTATTGGGAAAGGTAATGGGAACGCCGTCGGAAGTTTGAGTTTGAGCATCCGCAAAGTTCCAGAAGATTAGCTCTCTTTGGTAGTCGCGCACTCCAAAGATTCTCTTAACACCTTCATTCTGGTTTTTAAAGTTAAAGACTAAGTCAGGAATATCTAAATCAATACGCTGCGTTTCGACGGCATTTGATGCAGTGATCGCTTTGTCTCCTACTGAAAGCATTGCGTTGTCGAATAGAACTGAAGAGAACGTAGACTCGCTTCCGAAATCTGAAGAAGTTCTCTCCCAGATGAAGGGGGTTCCGTACTCTCCGTTGTAGCGCAATTGCCATGTACTTTGCTCGAACTGCACTATCAATGTGTTCTTAACGAAGATGGCTCCAACTATGGATTCGTTCGTAGGTGCGTCGATGAAGCCACCGTTTCCTAAAATATCTACTCTGAAAGCATCGGCAGCGACAGGATTCGAAGCGTATCTTGAAAAGCTGCATCGATTGTAGAAGTTTGAAGCTAATGAAGCCCCTCCTACTGTAGTACCTTCCCAAGTGTTAAGAAGCAGGAGCCTTCCGTAGTACGATACGATCAAGCGAGCTGAAAATATGGTATTGGTTGCGGATGAAAGGGGAGCAAATACAGTCCACGTAGCTCCATCCGTATATGCCATGGGATTATCAGAAGTATTTACGAAATTAGTGACGAAGAAGAGTCTTTGAGAAGCGGTTCCACCTCTTTCGTTGCAAGCCCAAAAGAAATCAGAGTCTGATGAGTTCCATGCGAAACCGGGAATGAATTCAGAAAACAGCCCAGCCTCTAAGGTGCCTGTAAATACATAGGCGTACTTCATGTCAAACCAGATGGTTTGCTCATCATTGATGGTATTTATATCGCGTCTTGGAATGCCCATAACAGGGAGAGAGGGATAGTAGGAGTAGACGTTTATGACCGTAGGCGTTGCAGCAGGAGCCGTGGTAGTTATCTTTATAACTCCTGTTACATAGTCAATGGTTCCTGAGTTACCCGCCATATTGCCGAGTAGCGTCCCATCTCCTACGTCCGCTAATTGAATTCCTGTACCTACTAGAGTAATCCCAAAGTTCTGGATGGCTAGAGATGCATCTGACTCAGTCGTTAGAGTCAGAAGATGGTTAGACATGAAAAAGCCACCGGACACATAGGCTCCAAATCCTGCTGCGTTTACTCCGACGGTGAAGTTAAGATCGTCTACAACGGTAATGGTAAAAACAATGTTGTTGTAGCCTGTGGCTCCTACAATCCCAGTGAAGATAACCGTATCTCCGTTCGATAGGTTATGTGGGTATTTAGTGGTTACTTTGCCTGGATTCGCGTTATCCGCTGCTGCAACATACCCATTAACCGTAAGAAGATTGAAAGTCCATGGAGAAGCCCCGGTAGGGAAGAAATTTACATTGGAAAAACTCCTTTCTAATCTTCCTGACTGACCGAGTCTTTGGAGCCCTTCTCTTTTCTTCTCTCTCTCACGCCAGCAATATACATTCTCCATCACTTGCCAAGCCTGATCGGGTAGCAAGAACGGCTTTTTGTTTATTTGGATACCCTTGGAGTATCCCGTGATATAGAAGGGCGTCAGAGGCGTTGCCATCTATATTCCTATGGCTACGTAGTAAGAGTTTATCCCACCACCAAGAGTAGATTGACACAGGAAACTAAGAGCGGTAGGGAAAGCTTGCAAATGCAAGTTTGGTCCTTGAGTTGTGCTGTTAAGAACCCCTGTGACTATTACTGAAAAAGGAGGCGCTGTAAAAGGAGTAACGGTTGAGAAAGTGACAAGCGTTCCTGCGGTTGTCGCAACAAAAGTTCCCCACTTAATAATCAATCCACCGGGAAGGAAGGTGCAGCCGCTGGCAAGAGGCGAAGGGGTTCCTTTGCTCATCTGGATAGCAGGAACTGACGCTACTCCGGTACCCTCTCTTTGGAAGTACCATTCTGTAATCCCACCCAACAGTTTTGAAAAGTGAGTCACGGTACCGGTTTGAATCTGATTGGTATTTTCTGTTGTCCGAGCAACCATCTCGGTGAATGTATGCTTACCTGCGTTAGCCTGATTCATAGCCACGTGATTGGTGGCGATTGTAGTATCAAGAGTCTGAAAGTTGCCTTGTACTTGCGGGCGAGAAGAGCCCAGCGTTTGGCCTGAAACGGGAATACCCGGATTGTATGACATGAAAAACCTCTATTGTGATCCTGTTCCGAAACCTGTACTTCCACCACCCGATCCTGAAAGTTGGTCGGCGTAGATCGTGGGAACGCGTCTTTTTCCCAACTCAGCATACGTTCGAGTGTAATTGAGTTGGTAAGCGTCGTTAAGAAACTTATCCATCATAGCTACGCCTTCCATATCCATACGGTCTTGAAATAGCTTTTTCGAGGCGCCGAATGCCAAGGTCTCCCACCACTCCAATAACTCCGGAGTCCCTTGACCCGCAGGAGTATTGGCAAGAGCTTGCGTAGGCTGACGATAAGCGATCATTTCTACGGTGTATCCCCGATCAGGTACAGGGCGAAGTGTAAATTGATTCTGGAAAAACAGCATGGACAAAGGTATGGAAGGCTGCACGGGATTGTACTGAATCTGGATGGGAGATCCTCCGGGCACTGCTTGAGAGAAGAAGAGGCCGGCAATCTGCCCCGTTGCGTAGTTGATCGTCCCTTGAGGGTTAACCGAGCTCACGTCTCCAATGAGAAGGCCATTGCCGTCATCCGTAACGTTGAGAGTGTTTCCATTAGCTAGGTTCACTGTAATCAGAACGTTTTGCACTCTGGAAGCAGGGTAATTTAGGTTAGCAGTCGGATTGTTGTTAACACTACGAATAATGGGGCGACCTGTTGTAACTCCGCTATAAGGGCCGCTAGTTCCATTGCCTGTGGCAAAGTTCGTCTGAGACTGCCAGTTAAAATTGACCGCATAAAAGCTCCATGGATCTTGAAAGAGAGCGATCTCTCGTTTCATGCATCTGACGGGCTGTTCGATGGTCGTGAATTTCTCGCTGTCGAATGCGTATGTATCTACGCCGAATACCGTGTCGAAGGTGAGCACGTCTTTCAGCTTGAGCGAGCGAAATTGAGCCGGGAAGTCGTAGTTGTAAAAGCTGTTGATGTAGTCGTCGATGCCTACGCTATTGGGATCGGAGACATCAGCCACGTCAGGGATAATGAATGCATTGCCTGAGCCTGTTAGCCGTCGAAACTTGGCTCGGATTGCGTTGAGTGTGCCTATGGCCATATTTTTGCCTAATTAGGAGGTAAGTTATCGAATACATCTTCAAGATTTACCGTAGGAACGAATAAACCCGGCACGATTCCTGAGCCTACAGGTACGCATATCGCAGGAACGGGCACCAATTGCCCCACGTCTACGAATGCAGTGAATCCCAAACTGTCGATCTCCATCGTTACCGACAAAGAATCGTGGTCTAGGACTCTAGCCTGCAAATTGTTCATTTCAACCATTCCATATGGCTTTGATACACGAAATGAAAGTATCTCGCCATTGGAATAGGTGTGCTCTTCGGTAAAAGTTACGACTGCTTGCTGAGCATTAGTAATCGCTGAAATATATCGAAGAGCAGGAACAAAAGTCATGACGCTCTCACATCAAAATCTTCGGTGAGATATTCCATAGGGGTAAATCTGGTACGTGAAATCTTCGTCACTGTGCCTTTCCCAGTATCCAAATTATCCGCTACTTGTCTGACTTTCTTATAGACGTTGTTAAGATGCTTAGCAAGGATCATCGGAATGGTGACCATCTCTCCGTGTGTGATCTTAACCATACGTACGGGCTCGCCGGGAAAGAATCTATAGCTAAAGTCTAGCCATCCGCCTTGAGCGTCTACAAACTCAAACATCCCTTTGATCATCTTCTCGCCGTCTTTTCTCATCTTATCCATCATAGCCTTAGATTTTGCTCTTTCGGACTCTGACGGAATGTTGAACTTCTTTGAACTTATCTCAATAATTTTCACAAAAACCTCTTCTCTAAATGAAACCCCTCCCTTGCGAGAGGGGATTTCCGATCAATCGGAATTCTTACTACTCAGCCGTAAAATAGTCTGCTTTCATCGCATACCAATCGTACTTTGACCCTGAATTTGTAATTACACTAGAACCCATATGCATAACAAATTTATTTCTGTTATCAAATGTATCCAACAAATTAGTACCAGGAGGCTGTTGAGCTTGCGTAGCGCTTCCGTTATCAGGAACAACTCCTGAAGAAGCAGGAACGCAAACAGCGGGGCTTACGCCTGCTGCTGCAATTGCACTCGTAGGGAAGTTGAACGTCGTAAAGCCTGACGAATCCAAGTCAAGAGTGACTGAAGATACCGTCGCGCTGTTAGTAACGCTCAATACTCGAGCAGAAACATTGTTCATTTCAGCCATGCCGAATGCTGACGACACGCGGAAAGAAAGAATCTCGCCAGGTGTGTAGTTATTCTTTGCGGTGAAAAAAACAACTGCTTGAGCTGCTTTCGTAATCCCTGCGATATAAGACCATCTTGGGTACATCAGGTTAGGGATGTACTTTTTGACAGATCCTGCCGTAGCAGCTGCTGCGAACGTTTGTCCGCCGCTGGCCATGTAGCCAAGAGTGATGCTTACGTTTGTAGTTACTGCCGTCACTTGGAAGGTGTACCCTGCAATTTGCAACTCTCCTGTTGTACCGTACAACCGAACGTGGTCTCCGATAAAGATATCCGCAGTGCTCGCCATGGACACAACGAATGTCCCCGCGTTTCCTGTGATAGCCGTTGTAGCAAGAGCCGCGAATGAAGGAGGTTTAGACGTATCAATAAAAGTAAATCCATTGGCCGTTACTAAAGCTCCCGTAGCAAGCGCGTTTGTCGCCGCAGTTTGATCCGTGATCTTTGCAGATCCTTGCGCAAAGCCGCGTCTAAACTGAGACATCAGCGCGTTTACTGCTGATGCGTCGCCCCAGTTCGTACGGTTCTCCAGAAAGAATAGATCCGGAGTGTCGTTCAGCGCCACTTGGTGCTGTTGTGTGGAATCCGAGGTAAATGAACCTGCGGCTATCAATTGATATGGCAACATGGTTCCTCCTTAAATTCCGGTTGATCGTAGGTTTTGTAACCAGAGGTCCTGAGTGATACACTGACCCTGGTATGTACTACAGCCGGCAGTGTGCCGGAGCATGCATGGATCATTGTTATCATTCTATTACTTTCAGCCATCCAAAGCTTACTGACCATAATCACCAATGGCGGGAGCACCGCTTCGGATGCTCCTCTCATACTTTCGTTATGAGTCTTGACTATCACTTACTCCTCCTCGGAGTTCTCTTTGGTTAGTCGATCAGGTTGCACATGAGTTTTTTTAAACAACCGATGTAATCTTAGGTGGCACTTCTGACAAAACCACTGAACTTCAAGCGGTTTGCTATAATCGAAATGATGCGCTTCAATCCTATATTCTGATGATTCACACATCTCGCACTTGTCAGGTCTTTTTACTTCGCCTTTATTAACCCAATATTGAAGTTGAGTCCTAGCATTGCATTTATCTCTATTAGACTTTTTGTAGTTACTGGCATATTTGGCTCTCCATTCCTTGTACATACCTTTGTACTTGTCTTTTCTTGCCTTCCATTCAGGATCAGAATTCCATCGATCTCTATTTCTTTCGTTGATAGAGTCTCTGTTTTCATCTCTCCATTCACGATGCCTTTGAACACGAGATTCTTTATTTCTCGCTTCATATTCTCTTTCTTTTTGTCTACAGCATTCAATGCACTGAGCGGACAAACCGCACTTATATTTCGGGTCTTTCCTAAATTCATCGGGTCGTTTGTTTACAAGACACTTAGTACATGATTTACTTTCTTCTACCATAGCTAACCTCCATAGGTTTACAGGTAGTATAAATGACCCATGTATTTGCATCAAGCTCACTGCTTACCCCTTGTTGCCATGACTAAGCTGCTTGAGCATAGTTGTAGGTGTCCAAGTCAATTAAAAGAGATTTATCCAGAGCCAAACTTAACCCTGGAGGCATGTAAATAAAACGTGCCTTACCACCACTTTGCCACAAACTATCTATTACTTGTTGACCATATTTTAATATGGCGGATATCTCATTTCTGGATATCTCCACTGCTTTCGTCAGTGGTTTGGCGCACCGCATCTCCTTTCGGAGTCTTCTCGCTTGCTCTCTTACGGTGATGTTTTGATTCATGATGTAGGTAAAAATGACAGACAGCACACAACCAAACGACTTCAAGAGCTTTGGAATAATCCTCATGATGTGCATGAGGTTTACATTCCTTTTGGCACTTAGAGCATGAAGAAGGACGAATAAGTTTCCCTGTTTCGACCGCATACATTGCCCTGTCATGAGCTTTTCTTTTTTCAGGATTTCTTTTATCCCAATCAGAAGATCTTTGGTTTCTTTTGTTCTTGCCATGTCTAGTACTGAGATATTTTTTAGTGGCTTCAAGAGACATGTCTCTAGCCTTTTCAAGATTTCTCTCATACCAATCACGGCTTTGTTTAAGCCTTTTTTCTCTATTCTGTCTTTGCCATTCGGAAACGTACTTAGCCTTATTAGCAATAGCCTCAGGGGATTTTTTAGATCTCTTGACGCTATCAATACAGCACTTGCGGCATCTTGGATTGATGCCGTCCTTACTACATTTAAGCTTTCCAAATTGTTCATCATTTTTTTCTTCTTTACATCTTCTACATACTCTCATTTGGCCTCACATTACGTGTTTGCCAAACGATATTATCAAAACATCTTCCGCAGTGTCACCATAATTACGCGACTAGCGCATAATCGTAGGCTTCCACCTCAATCAGAGAAGATTTAGAGTGGTCTGACATTTTAACCACTTTGTAAGCCTCTTTAGCAGCAACGAAGCAGTTAGCCACGTCATTACCAAGTAAGCTTGCATTCGGCGTAATAGAACCCTGCTCAGACACGAAGTAACGCACGTTGTTCACGCCACCCCATTCAGTAGACAGAGTCTGGCTGATGTTAGGGTATTGGAACTTCCGCACGAATCCCGTAATGCCGTTAAGCACGGGGATCATTCGGGTTGTTAACATACAACCGTAGCTATCGCCCACTGGGCTCGTTCCGAACTTCAGGTCTGCTTCAACAATCGAAGTGATGTACTCGCCCGAGTTGTTTTGCAACACGGTTACGATGTCATCTACGTCTTCGATGGCCATCTCTGTTGGGAGATCTCCGTTTGTTCCGTTTACGCAGTTAATTACAGAAGCTGTTGACTCGAGATTGTCTCGAACCAAGGCGTCTTGTGTTTCGCGCAAAGCTTGTCCTAGACGAGCTGCTGCGCTATTGAGAACTGGCATCCTGTTACTTTTTTGACCGTGGCCCGAAATGATTAAAATATTTCCTATTTTCGGTCCACGGACCGAAATGATTAAAATATTTCCTATTTTCGGTCCATGGCGAGGAAGCCTATTGCACTTCCCTCACTGTGTTTCCACGGTGTTCCGAGTACCGCATCTCCTTTCGGAGTCTTCTCGCTTACTGCTGTCATGCTGCACACCTTTCAGTTGCTTGCACCTTGTTGCCTGCGCCACAATGCGGTCAGGGTTCCAAGATTATCAGAGAAGATTTATCGAGGACACAATTCTATCCTCGTTAGTAATTGTAACTTGTCTCGTTAAAACGATATAAGTTGCATATACGCGTACCCTACACAATTACGCTGCATTACTAATATGTGGACTGTAGTAATTATCCACATCAACACGATGTAACTGCTGACTTGGAGGATTCAATTGTGAGTCATCGAGAGGTGTCGTAAATAGATCTAAACGATCATATCTAGACTGTCTGTCAATGAACCCTTGGTTATCTGGAAGTTCCACAGGAGACGCGAAGAGCATGTGAACTAAGTTCCGCTCTGGCGTGCTGAGAAGCTTCGCATTGTAACGCTGCTGAATTTGTGGAGGCAGCGAACTAATTGAAACGGTCATGGTTTAACCCTTTTGGTTAATACCCGCCGCCACTCATGCCCGCGTACTTTAACATTTCCTGATAGACAGCTGACTTCTCTTCTTTTGTCTTTGGCTCTTGAAAGGCTTGTGCTAATGGTCGAGAGGAAAAAGATTGAGGTGATTGCACCGTCTTTTTATTCTGCTCGAGCTTTTTGTCCACTTCCTTCGTGCGCCGTGTAGACGTGAGTTGATCAGGTATCCCTTTGGATTTGATATTCTCATAAGCCAAAAGGGCTGCCTCATAGGGATCTGAAATAGACGCGATCGCTTGAGCACGACCTGGGTACATTTCTTGTAAAATCTCTATGCTTTCAGGGTTGACGACGTTATCAAAATCGCTGTACTCACGACGTAGCTGGGAACCGATTTCCGACTTCTTCTGCTCTTGCGCACCTCTCTCAAATTCTTGCAGTTTCTTTTGAAACCGCTCCTCTTGAGCTTTGAGCACCTTAGCTAACTTGGAACCGGAAGCGTACTCCTCCCTCTCAAGTTCTTGAAGAATGTCTTCCTGCGGAGCTTGCTGCTGCGTCTGAGAATGCTGATTGCTCATCAATTGCTTGATAAGCTCTTCCTGCATCTTCGCTTTTCTGATTGCTTCGTCTCTGTCCCGTCTGAGGTTTTTGACCCAGTTCCTCTCCTGTTGTACTTCGGGAGTGTGTGCTGTGTCTTGAACCGTCTGTTGGACAGATTCCTGAACGGAATTGTCTTCCGGTGTGGCGGGCACCATTTGCTCGTTGAGAGCGCTGCCTTGGTTTGAAGCTTCTTCCATAACTTTCCTTCTGCTTGGTGAGAGCGTGTTAAGGTGACTTAACACCGACCTAGGAATGCTTTATGCATTCTTAAATTGACCTTAATGGAGAGATATTTAAAATCAAACAATTTATGATATGTCCTAAATGTTTTCTTGACAGAGAGGAAGTTGACTTCCTGCAAAAAGATACGTGCTACAAATGTCAGTACGAACACAAAGTTGCTAACTCTAAACAATTTAACAGGAGGAGATGCAAGAATTGCGGAGGAGACTTATCATCTAACAAATGGTCTTACTGCTGCGAGAGGTGCGCTTACGTTCGCACGAAGAAGCTAAAAGATAGCCATTGGACTAAATTGGTAAAGTAAACGCTATGTATTCGATTGAAGAGCTAGAGAAAACTTTCAAGTTGCATCACGAAAAATCTGCCGAGGTCAATAAGAAGCTCAGAAAGGAGTTTCAAAAGAATAATCCAGGCGAGCCTATCCCCGATCCGTTCAATGACGACTTTAGCTTACCGTTGGCTCTGGAATCGATGTGCAAGGAGATATCCTTTCTAAAATCTCTTCATGATGCGCCGATAAGGGAGGTTAATTGAACACCCTTAGACACGTTTACAACTGCGCCGAGTGCCTAGAGCCATGCTACTCGGTGTATCTCTACACGCGCAAAAACAGCCCCGATAGACTCGACATACTTTGCCGTATCTGCGCCGAGCGCGTGCTCAATTTGAGAGACTGCGAAGTAACTCTTCCAAGACAGATTCTTGCGAGCGAGATTGTGAAGGACGATTCTGCCCCCAAGAGGCAATTGACAATCCGCACATATACATCCGATACCGCAATGCCTCGCACTCGGATGCCTCGTCCGCCTCGATCTCGTCCCGTCTAGATTCCTCGACGTTTTGCAGAGAGTCTGTGCTAGGACGCCACATTAGGATTGGATTGACTGCAGGTATAGACATACGTCACCATTATCAACTCTGCTTAATGGGCTTGTCCTTCCAATTAGGATTAGGTACCCATTCGCATTCTTCATCCTTATCCTTGATAAATCCGAAGCAAGTCAAGTCGAAAGACTTCCACGACTGAATGTTCGATACAAATTCAGGATCAAAATGAGTAGGATTAGCAAGTATGTTATCCATCTCTGACCAATGAGGCAGCGCCCAACAGAAGCGAACTTCTTGAGTTTTAGGATTTTTCCAGAAAACTGTTGTGTCATCCTCAGGCCATGGTCTAAAAGGGTGATAAATAATTCGTCTCAACATAGACGATTTCATTTGCAGGTCTTTCTTTTCGTGAACGATCAGATAAAACGGATAATCGTTATATCGGGGCTTACACAGTCCCTCGTTGATATCCTCTATCAGCGATTTAGTGAACTCATTAGCCATATCACCGACAAGCACATCCTTTTCGCCTTCGGCCTGAGCCTTTTGGTAAATTGCTCCTACGGTCTCACGGCCTGGATCGTAGAGAGATTGGTGCGTCCCAAGAGTTCTTAGAGTCTTTTTCACTTCCGTATCTGGAGGGTGCATTCATTGCCTTTCTTTTCTGTTTTTTAGGAGCTTTCTTAGATATTTTTACAGTGACTTGAGGAGTAATATAATTAAAATCATTCATTCACGGTGCCCTAAAAAAGGCCGTAACATTGCATCACGGCCTACTTGTAACAGAACATCACTTTCCTTTGCTAGACCTAGGTGTGTGCAGGTCTAGAGTCTGAAAGCGCTTAAGTTCGCGCTGATTATGTACAGCCTCGGCGACAACCTGTTCGCGAGACTGTTGTTTCATCGTCATCGGGTTCGGGTCGATGCTCCCTTTCTGCACGGGGACTTTACTCATTACTTTCCTCGTTTAGACGCCTTCTTAGGCATCTTGATCTTCGGAAGTCCTCTTACCTTTGGAGCCATCAATTCATGAGGCTTTGAAGTAATTTTGGACTTCTCGGGTGATTCGTACTTCATGAGTAGCGGCCTTGATAGTGCTGCTTCTTGATCTCGTTCGCTTCTTTCTTCTGGAATTTGTCTTGGCGCTCTACATACTGAAGCGTTTTAGAAAATCCTGATTCAGCAAAGTTTGACATCGGTTTTTGGTAGTCTTCAACTCGTGGTGACATATCACCTTGCGTTTTCCCTGCGGAATAGCCCATTTTGTCTTTCATAATGCCCCTCCTTGGGGTTGTATTTGTTGTTTTTCTATATACCCATTCGGGTTAGCTGTGTGAATCTTCATCGTGTTCATAAGCTCAAGAGCCTTTTCCATTTGCTCGAGGTCGATGGACTGTATCTCTTTCAGAGCTTTGACCATGTTGAGGAAGGAAGTGGACTTCTCGCGCTTAGCTTCTTCGATCTTCTCGACACCGATGGCTTTGTCTAACTCGATCTTAGACATGGAGGCTTGAGCTTTTGCGGACTGATCGCGAGCGTAAGCAAGCTTCGTTTCATTGTCTACTTGCATCTGCTGCATCTCAAGCTGAGCTCTCTTCTCTGCCATTTGAGCTTGTTGCTTCTCGGCTTCTTCGACTTCTTTGATGAGAGAGTCTTTGTCTTGCAAGACCATCTTACTGAGGATGCGCTTAGACGATATAGGGATACCCAGCTCAGTCTTAGCGTAGAATAGCTGCTGCGCTTCCATCTGCTGCTGTGACTCGGTAAGAACGCCGGTAGCCACTTTGCAGGAGTAGCGGAAGAAAAGCTTGTTGTCGAATTCTTCGGTTGGCTCCTCGCCAATGATTTGACGGATCTTTCCAAAAGTGTAGTTCTTCTGTATGACTTCAACGGTAAGATCTCCGTCTAGACGCTGGAACTCGTCGAACTGATCGAAGAGCGGCATGAGCCTTGTAATCGATGCGCTCTGACGAATCATCGTGATGATGCCCGCTTTGTCGTCGATGTCTTGCCCCATCATCTCGGCTGTGACGCCTGAAATGTACTCGGTGATGTTCTTCAACTCTGCTTCCATTTGCAGAAGAACCGGGGAAGGAGGGTCGATGTGAAGTTTCTCAACCTTGTCGAAATAGCCGGGGCGCGTGGTGAGAACACGGCCGTTACCTGAATTTAGAGCGTCGTCAGGGGTAACTAGAGCCCCTTGCTCCATTTTAATGCCTGACTGCTGTGCCTCAACCTGATCAAGATCGTTGATCTTCATGCGATTGAAAAGGTATTGCGAGTCACGGATGTCTCTAGAGATTCCACGGAACTTATAAGAGTAGTAGGCTGTATCCGGGTTGAAGTAGCCCAAGCACGGCACCACGGGGTATTTATCAATACCTAGCGGGTTCTTCTCGTCGAGTAGCAACCTGTCGTTAATCATGATCGCTCGGCGGACGGTAGGCTTAGCGCGCTTCTCTACGCGGAACAGCTTGCGCCCTTCCACCATGTCAAAGCCACCTTGGCCGTTGTCCTTGCGGAACGGCTTGCGCATCACGTCGCGCATCTGCTCGTCGTCGCCTTCCCACTCTTGGCACTCTTCGGACTCGCGATCGATAAGATATGTTGCTTCTCGTGAGGTGAGGTAGTAGTACTCGTCGAAAGCTATGAGGTTTGGAAACTGGATCTGGTAAACCTCGGGCATGTAGTAGAACTTGTCATCTCGATAGGTCCCTTGAGGAAGCGAAAGGATCTCATCGGCGATGTTGTGATACAGTACTGCCGCGTCTTGCCGATCAAAGAACGTACGAATCGTCCAGAATCGGCAATCTGACATGTCATGCTTGCGGAAGTAAGGATCAAAGAGACACTGTTTCATGTCGACGTAGCGCTTGCGAATGTCTCCTGAGATGATGTCTTGTGTCTTGTCTATGTACGTGAGACAAAAGCCTAGACCTTGAGTAAGAGCCCCTTTCTCGAAACAGTCTGAGTAGACCTGATAGATCCCTGACTTATTGAGAGTGTGAAAGAGGCACTTAGTGAGCTGATCGGCTGTCTTTTGGCCACGGTCTAGAACGGGAATGACGGTAGACGATTTACGGTTACGGCGCTGGTATCCAGATACGGTAGAGATAAGCGGTTGAGTGATGTTGAAGTTGAAGAGCTTTCTGCGATTAGCCGTAACACCAGGGAAGATCAAGCCCCATAGATCTTGATCACCCATGGTAAAGCGCTGATCGAGGTCAGCTTGATACCATTGAGTTTGGAGTATGTTGATGCAATCAGTGTAGTTCTTTTGGAACTTCTGCTTGATCTGAAGCTCGGTGTCTTGACCGGGGAAAAAAATCGGATCCGGGTTGCGCAAAATGCACTCTCCTCACTGTTAACTTCACAATGGAGGATATGATTTTTTACGCAAAGCCTAATCTACCTTCTTCTTTCTCCTAGGTATCGGCTTCTTATCCTCGAGGTTTTGGATAGAAAGGCTGAGCTGTTCTAGCTTATCCCTTAGCTCCACGTTCATCTTGAGTATATTGTCAGATAGATACCACAGTGTCTTAGCCATCTCGTCGATCTTGTCTTCTATAGATTTATTCCAGAACATTTTTCCCCTTAATCTTTGCAATATCTTCAATATTCGTATCTGACATTTTTAGCTCTTTTATTTTTGTGTGAACCCGCTGAAACCGCTACGTAGAGGCACTTTTGTGTTTTCGGTTTCTGTAAATTTGTTAAGGACTTACGTCTAACCACCGAAGAACCTTCTTGTTATTGCTGCCGCATCCTCAGGCCTCTGCGTAGAGCCTGAGAGCCTGTCTATCCCTGCGCAGGCGTAACGTAGGCTATCGCAACAATGCGATGCGTCATCGTGCACTGCTTCCGATGTCCAGCCGCCAAGAGATGAAGACCAACGCTTTTTGTAGCTCTCGATGTGCTTCAACCCTTTAGCGCACTTTGTCCTATCGAACCAACACTTGGAAAGCATTGTACGCACCTGATTAATCCCCTGTAGAAGTGAGTGAGGATCTAGGACGAACCCGGTTAAGCCCAGAGCTCTAGCTTGTTGTACAAATGTGATACCAGCGCGATCGCGAGCATTAGCGTCATGAGGCCAAATATGAGTACCATAGTTGTATTGCTTCTCCTTTAGCATGATGACTACTTGATCGAGAGGTGTGTTTGTGCGCTCCCAATAATCTATTAGATTTATGTCTCCGCTGCGCGGGAGCTGGAAAAACCAGATACTAGTCGAGTCCGCTTGACCTAAGTCCCAAGAGCAATACACTGGGAGAGCTCGGTCGTATGAAACGTTAGTGATATGCCCGGCATCCCATATCTCTTTCATGTAACTAGCGTACCAGAAGCCTTCTTGAGACGCTGAGAACGCCTCTTCGGGGGTAGATGGATACTCACGAGCCATATCCTCTCGCAGAGTCTCCGTTTTCTTGGTGTACCACCACTTCTGAGGGTCGGATAGCTCGATACCGTTAAGAAAAAGCTTGTCGAAATACTCTTTGGTGTCCTGTGGAATAGGAACATGTATACCCATAGAGTACGCGGATTCTTTATGCCATGGAAAGAAGTGAAAAGAGTAGTCGAGAGGAGTAAGCTTAGATCTGTCTAGGCGCTCTGACTTTTGGCACAAATCGTAGTAAAATCCCTCTCTCCCCTCGGCTGTGGACTCGATATAGATATGCTGACCTGTGGTAACGGTTTGGAGAGCCCCAGTAACGATCTCTCTCGCTTTCTCGGGCATAGTCGCGCAAATCTTACCGAGCTCCGTGATGTGGAGATAGTTCAGCGTAGATGAGCGCAATGACGTACCTACTCGTATAACAGACCCGTGCTCGAAAGAGAGCTCTTTAGCTGAGTCGCCCTTTAGTTTGAAGTCGGGACGAAGAGCAGGGTGAATGTGATCGAAGGCGTATTTGAGTTTGTCTTGAAAGATGTTGGATGCGTCAGCTAGCGTATGAGCTATGATCCCGCAAGATACGTTGTCTTGCCAGAGGACTTTATCGAGTAGAAGCAGGCAGAAGTAAGTTGTAATGCCTAGCTGGCGAGCTTTGAGGACAAGTTTGCAGGGGTGAGGGTCTAGCCACAATTCAGACTGCGCCCAGTTCATCTTAAACTTGACGCGCTTACCTTCTTTGTCTTTGATATAGTAGAGATTGTCCATCCTCCACAGAGGATTTCTAATCCAATTAAGAGTTGGGTGTTTCTCTAGGAGGCTCAGTATGCGCGGCGACAAAGTCTCTGTAGCAATCGGGAGTTGATCCATCAGGGTTGACTCTGGCTGTAGGTGGTGTGTAACCTCTCTCACGTCCCATGTTGTTTAACACGAAGAAAGACGCTTTGAGGGCGTTGTTGAGGTCTTTGTCTCTCTGCTGCATTGCGAAGCTAAGGTTGTCTTCTGCATCGTCTAGCAGAGTATTCTTGTAGTTGCATCTGAGTGTATCTAGCAGCTCTTGCAAATCATGCTTGACTACGAGTTTTCTAACGGAATCTCTACAAATGTCCAAAGAAACACCTACTCTACTAAGAACGCCTTTATTCTTCTTTAATGCGCATACTAAGACTTCTTTTGGGATATCTAAAAGAACGCCTGGAGTACCCATACCTACCACGTATACTTAATTTTAATTATAACATCCGTAGGAGTTCCCTTGAACTTGTCTACGGTCTCTTTAACCATCTCTTGCATATGAGGACAATCGTGAGAGAGTCGGATGTCGTTCTCATATCGCAGATACTTTTGAGTAAGCGTTTGCTCTTCGTCGGATACTTTTACAGAGATCTCGGCCGGAGATCCTGGAGAGTCGAATGACTTCACGTCTGCTTCGTCTGTCGTTCGTCTACCATCCATAACTGGGCTCCTTTGAAGATTCCGGAGAGCAACACTGCCCCGTGAAAGCTTGCTTCTCGGCCTGTGCTTGCGCTTTGCCTGGGAAGAGAGGCCGTAATAGATCCAATATGCTCTTCTCAAACTCAGCCTTGCGCTTAGTACCCGGGTGCGTTACCGATGCAAATACCTTCTTGCCGTACTGATTCACTTCGCCCGTGCAGTACACCGGATATCCCACGTATAGACCGCCTTGCTTATTCTTCTTTATTTGCATGCGATGTATATACCAATCCATTGCGGGGATGTAAACGGAAAATTCGCAAAGGTGGTAAGAGCCGACCGGTGCTTCGTGATAATTTTGTATTTCCATACTTGATATGGTAAGCTTTTCAATCTTTTTTTTCAACCACAATCGCTAATCTTTTTGCTGCAACTTGCTCTTTTCATAAGGGTTAGAGCCGTCTTAAATTCCCTTGTTGCTTAATATTGCGAGCTTGAGTAATCTAGGGGCATAAACCATGAGTTGGAGACCACGATGAGAGATGCAATAATTTATAGAATAGACACACTGATCGAAGCGATCGATCAAACGTGCAACCTCGCTGAAGGATTGCTTGAGGAGGACATGAGCATTATCGACCGAAAAGTGTTTAGAGCGCGTCTCTATCAAATCTTTGATATTGAAGATGAAGTACAGGCGCTGAAAGATGAAGCAAACCGAGAGAGAATCTTGTGCGACAAGCAGGAAAGGGCTGAAGCGTCTGACGAAAGAGACTTTGAGGGGTAACATGAAAACAGTAAAGAGATGGAAAGTTTTGGGCAGGTTTCATGACTACGATGAGTTCGAAGCGGGCTACTTCGACGAGATGCAAGGCAATAAAGGCGAATGCGAACGAACTGTACAGGCCTGGGTGAGGATTTTCCGGCAATCGCCTATGCGCTATAGAAACGGCAAGCACGACGGGATGGTTTTTGAATGGGAGGACTTCGAATGGAAATTAGAGAGAATTCAATGCTAAAAATGCACCTGATTGAGAAAAACGTGTGGGGAACAAAACGATTCTATCCCGTGTGTGAAATGGCGAAATCGATTTGCTCATTGATCAAAAGACCTACGATGCCTATCACTGCAATAAAAGAACTAAGCTCAAAAGGCTGGAAAATCTACATTAAATACGAGGGGGCAGCTCTTGAGCAGGAGTACGGCAACTAGATTGCTGAAAGAACTCATTAAGCAGCTTGAGGAGATTGAAAAGGGGAGTAGCGACACTCCCCAGGACACAAGGACTCAGCCAAAAATGGATGTCGAAACCACGGTTGACGAGAAAAGACTAGAGGTTTCAAGTGAAAAGAGCAAGATCGTTTGCACACATCGTCGGAAGATGGCTGCGGATAGGCGAAAAGGAAGGATATTATAGATCCAAATGGGAAGGTCTTTACGCTTGCTATCTCGAGCACTGCAAGCGTGAGGGTTGGATAACTATGTGGGAGCACGAGCCTAAAGAGTTTTGGTTTGATGGGATCAGGCGCGGAGTCGTGAGCTACAAGCCCGATTTTAGAGTGACGCTTGAAGATGGTAGCACCATGTGGATTGAGGTGAAAGGGTATATGGATTCTCGCAGCGCTACGAAAATCAAACGATTCGCAAAATACTTTCCGAAGGAGAAGCTAAAGGTGATAGATTTATCTTGGTTCAGGTCTCGCATGCTTATGTTGAGACAGCTTGAATTTGATGTGAAATGTGAGGAAATTATGCCGTTAAAAAAAGGTACTTCAAAATCTGTTGTGAGTAAAAACATCTCCGAGATGGTCAAAAGCGGTCATCCGAAAGACCAAGCGGTAGCAGCGGCCTTATCGACTGCAAGAAAGAGCGGAGCAAAGATCAAAAAACCTAAGAAATAGGTGAGAGATGGACAATCTTTTACATCATATCAAAGAGAAAATGAGACAAGAAAAGCTTCCACATTACGCTGCGAAAAGAGCTGGGTTAGACTACGATTCATTTTTTGAAGACATTTCCAGCAATACGAAACTTGAAGATCTCAGAGACAACTTTAGCAAAAGTACAGTCCGATGGATGCAAAAAAAGGGGCTAGGGATCATACTACAGTAGTTCATAGTAAGCTCCATAGACGTTGGTTAAGGCATAGCCTCGGATGTAAAGACCTCGGGGCTATTTTCCTCTTAGCGAACAAACTGCTTATTGAAGTTCTTCTCCATATCCGGAGACTCGCAACAATCTTGCTGATCACAGTCCTTCATTTTTCTGATGGTCTGCCAGCACCGAACTACTAGTATCTCGTCGTCTGAATTGTCATAAAAAGTTACGTAGTTATGGTCATCGCATATGCGAAACGACTCCGCTGCAACGTAAATGGTAGCTTCTTTAGAGATCGTTATCTCGTACCTTGTTGGTATCTTCACAGGTGCAGGTTTTACAATGTTTGATGTTTTTGCTTTCGCCATTTCTTAAATCCTCTATATTTGTTACGTGGTAATTTGTGAGCCGGAGAATCCTCTCTAAAAGATTTTTTGATGGAGAGCGCCTCCCTGACATCAAATTATGCAGGTGCACATCAGTTACGCGCAGTCTATTTGCAACTTCCGTCACATAAAGGTTGCTCAAGGAGATCCATTCTTTTAGCTTCATGATTAGTCCGAATTTGCTCTTAAATGATTAGCCATGATAGCATATCGGGATCTCTAGCACAAGGGGAGATTATGTCGAAGGATTTATGGTTAGCAGGAATGGTTTTCGTGTTCATAATGACGGTTGTCATATGCACGTACAAATACAATATGAAGAAGCTAGACTCACCGAGCTCATCTACAGAGAATGTGATTACCTCCGAACCTACGTATCAAGCGACCGTAGATCAAGAGAAGCCGGTTAAGAAAGCAAGGATGTGGCAATGAGCACGAAGAATCTTTATCAAAAGTTATTAGAAGTGCGCAAGCAAGTACAGTACATCAAGAAGAGCGCAGACGGCTACAAGTTCAAGTACGCGTCTGAGGGCGACATCCTAAGCGCGATACGCCCGATGATGGACGAGCAAGGCGTGTGGCTTGAAATGGAAATGCTCTCGATGAAAGAAGTAGAGTGTCAATCCATCGTTCAGGGGAAAGTAGTCACGTCACAAGGGCTACGAGTAGAATTCGAGTTCAAATGGGTTAACTGTGAAAAGCCCGAAGAAGTGATTGTAAAACACATGGCAGTACAAGATGCGGAGACGTGTATTAAGACGATTGGGAGTCTTTACACGTATGCGAATCGCTACTTCCTTTACAAGTTCTTCTCGGTCGCTACGGATAAAGACGATCCGGATGCGGTGGAGAACAAGCAGAAAAAGATCGTCTCAGCTTACGAAGAACCGAAGGTTGAGGAAAGGATTACAGAAGAAGAAGCGCTCAACCTTGAGGCACTATTGCTAGATCTAGACGATGATCAGTTCTGTAAGGGGCTGAAGCAATATCTGGCCAAAAAACTGGAATTGAAAATTGCTTTTTCTGACTGGAGAGCTCTTCCCAGAGAGCGGTACTCTGAATGCTTTGGGTGGATCAAAACAAAGCTTAAAGACAAAGAAGCGGCGCAAGCCTAAAACAAAAAACCCCTCTTGTAACGGAGGGGTTAACATGAACATTGAGGTGTATTGCAATGTACGAAGGATATCGTTACAAGAAAGTTGATTTAGTACAAGGCGATCCGGCTTGGCACGACTTTAGAAAAAACAAGATGACCGCGTCTCGCGCAAGCTCAGTGATGTGTGAGAATCCGTGGTGCAGTCCTTTTCAGCTTTGGGAAGAGATGGCGCTAGGCATTACAAAGAAAAAGACCGCAGCGATGCAACGAGGCAATGATCTTGAAGAGGCGGCTAGGCAACGGATGAACGCTCACTTCGGCGTAAAGTATGAGCCGATGGTAGTACAGAGTATCGCTCACCCTAACTTTATCGCGTCGTTAGACGGGTACTATGAGGATGAGAGGGGGGAGCCCCACATAGCTGAGATCAAGTTACCCGGGAAAAAGGCTCACTTTGACGCACAGTGCGGTTACGTGCCGAAATACTATGTCGCCCAGCTACAACATCAAATGGATCTCTGCGGAGTGAATGAGATGGTGTATTGGAGCGATGACGGGACGGCAGGCATCCCGATTACGGTGAAGCGCGACGAGCAATATTGCATCGAGCTTTTCACGAAGGAACTAGCGTTTTTAGCTAGAGTGTTGAATTTCGACCCACCTGAAACTTAGGAAAAACCAATGATTGGAGATATAGACAATATGTGTATCGATTTTATTTTCGGATGTTTTGTTGGAGCGATGATCATTTGCATCCCATGCCTCATAATGATCAACAAGATCAAAAACGTAGCGATCAAAGCTATCAAGAACTCGATGTTGAGATAGCTACTTCTTTTTATTGAGATGAAGGCGCTTTGCTTCCAGAGCGTCTTCTTTTTTCATATGTTTCACGTCTTTGCTGATATCTTTCAAGTCTTTTGCGTCACCTTTAAGGTGTTTTTTGAACTCTTTTTTCAATGATTTCATCTTTTTGACGGCAGGGAAACCCTGGCCTTTAGGCCGGGGAGGAACTGCCTCTCCTCTTTAAGGTGTTAAAAAATGGGGTCTTTCGACCCCGCTTGCGGTTACCCGCGCTCCGGTTTCCCGGGTAATGGTCTCCTCGCCAAAGTTATGGAGCGGTTTGTGAGTAAGCAGCACTGGTTTAACCCGTACGCCTGTTTAACCGCTTACCGTAGAGCGTGGGACTGGAGAAGCATCCCACGGTACCTATATATTCGCTCCTAACGTAGCTCCAGGTTTCCCTAGAGCTGAGGCTGGTCAACTTCGAGCTTGTTAGTTGCCTTTCAAGCTCCTCCCTTTAGGGAGGGGTGATTGACCAAAATACCTTAAATAAATTCTGTTACTACAACTAACCCGTTTGCACCGTTTCCGCCCGTTGCTGCAGCCGCTGAACCTGTGGTTGAACCGCCACCCCCCCCACCGTGTGAAGTTGCCGCGTTGCCATTAAATGCCCCAGCGTTGTTGACTATCGACACAGCTCCTCCGCCGAAAAAAGAAGATCCGCCCTGTCCGCCCATGATTGACATTGATATGCCGGCTCCTGCGCTTACAAGCCCAAATCCAAAAGATCCCGGGCATCCTTGGCACTGGAAATCACCGCTCGCTCCCGCTCCGCCAGCTCCTGAGCTTGCAAGGGCAAACGTAGCTGGCCCCGCTTCGTTTCCACCAACTCCTCCTGTTGCAGATATAAGAGCTCCAACCGAAGTTGTGCCGCCTGTTCCCCCTGTAGCACCAGATGCGCCTATACCGCCTGCGCCGATTGTAACAACTTGTGACACTCCTATAGTAGCGGCTGAAAATGACCCCCTAGCATAGCCTCCGCCACCCCCTCCGCCACCGACACAGGTATCCCCAGCTCCCGAAACGGTAGATCCCCCGCCCGCTCCCCCGGCTCCAACTACTTCGATCATGCAATACTTCATCGCGGCGGTTGGCGTATAGGTGCCTGACGCTGCAAAGGTTTGCGTGACAATTGAGGAGAATCCCGATCCCCCGCCACCTGCTTGCCAAGTCGGCAACATGGCAGCTCCGTTGCTGGTAAGAACTTGCCCCGAGGTTCCGAGTCCTGAGACCTGTTGCAACGGATTCGTGCTACTCGTGCCACCCGCTAGGACTGCGTACGGAGCCGTAGAAACGAGTCCCGTGCCTCCACCGACAACTTCTGCGGTTGAGTAGCTAGGATCGGCTGCAACGCCATTAGAAACAAGCGGGATGCCTGAAGCCGCGCTAGGTGCGATCGAGCCTACGACTACATTCCCTCCTTTTCCTACCAAAATATTATGATCGGGTGCTTGCACTTCAATGTTCAGAATGTTCGAATTTGGGACTACAGCATCCGTAAACGTGCTTGTAGATGAAGTGGTGTTAATTTCCCCCGAACCGTTGGGCACGCAAGGAGTATTTAGTTCGGTGACAAACGTATCTACACCGGCACCACCGCCGGAAGAGGAAAGCGTGATCTCGTTCGTCCCAGGAGTAATCGTGATGCCGGCGCCGGCAGCAATCGTGAAGTTATGCGCTATGTCGGGAGCTATGGTATTGACGGTCTCAATCCCTCCCCCTCCGATAACGGTGTACTCGTCTTGCTCGCCGTTATAGATTAGCCACTCGTTCGCAGCCGTGTTGAGAACCATCTGGCCGAGGATATACTTAACGCTTGAGTTGTCGGGGACTCCGTTGCTTTTCACGGCTTGTGGCGCAAGTGGGATAACTGCTCCGCCGACTCCGTATGCTGTAATCCTCTTGACCATAAAAAAAACTCCTGTAAAGTTTACATTGCTAGAAAGAATTTTTCTCTGCAAGCGCTAAACGTGTCGAAATTTCGTTAATTTTTCGACACGTTTTCAGGATGTGTCGATTCAGTATGCACGACTACAATCTCCTAAAACGATCGATTTGCTCAAGAATTCGATCCTCGTTGTTCTCGAAGAGAGCGGATTGCCCGTTAGGGTAAATCACCGTAATCTGGAAACTTCCTATTGCGATCTCGAAGCCTTTGGAAGAGCAAATCTCTTGAAGCTGCTGTAAGGAGCTTTTCTTGTCAGTTATTTTGTTATCCATCCTCATCCAGATCTTGTCGAAGTTTCTACGCAACCCTTCCGCAGACTGTAGTGTCTTAGCCCAAAAGGCATCCATGTCAAAGGTGTAAGCAAGCAATCGGCGGATTTCCTCAGGCGTTCTACCATCTCTCCTGAGCATGAGATCTACGTCTTTAGCCCATACTATGAGATTAGGCGGCTTGAACTTCTCGTGGACTTTCAGAATGCAGCCCAAGAGCTCCTGAGCTAGATTGCTTGCTTCCTGAGAAGGAAATGATTTCTTAGAAGAGGTAGGTTCTGACTTCTCGGGTGTCGCTTCGACCCCGGAGTTCCCCGTTTCGGGGGAAGGGGGACAAGAAAGAACTATACCCTCATCTATACCCTTATCTATATATGCAGGAGTTGAGCCGGACAAATTTGACGGGTCTGGGGTGACAAATTTGTCACCTCTGCCCCGACATTGGTCGGGGGTCTCGGGCGATGTCTGGGCTGGGGTGACAAAAATGTCCTTGATAGGCGCACGCATGATTCTATGCCTGCCGTCAAATGATTCTACCGAGACGTACCCCATACTTTTAAGCTTTGCAAGACCTCGTTGAAGAGTCTTTTCATGAGTCCCGAAGAAATTGCAAAGGTATTGGTTTGAAGCCGTGCATCCCCTTTCTTCGTGATCTAAGCTATGAATCTCAGCCCACAGGCATTTTTCAAATAATGAAAGAAATGGATTCGTCCAAACTTCTTTAGGAATCCAAATTCCTTTGAAGCTGCGAGGAAGGTGTTGACCCGGTATTTCTTGATGATCCGACATGAATTCTCCTCTTGGAGGAGACAACTAGAGCTATCAAATATCTTATTGAGTAGTCAGAAAATGACTTGATCTTTTAGACTTCGTGGCATAGCTGCTAGTTATCTCGTAATTAGTTGTTATTGTGACCCGTTAGTCACGATTAAATGGAAGCCAATCCAGAAAACCGTTTAGGCCAAAATCCTAAACGGTTTTTGTTTTTAAAAGAAGGTAGAGCTTCTTTTTGGCGTCCACCCACCATGAGCGAGAACAACTTAATCTTCAACGAGAATCCACCTTGTCCACCAGTTCCCTAGAGTCCTTAAGCAAAGGTCAATCTTGCTACCGCTGCCATTCCGTAGAGTCTTCCGGATACTTCATCGACGTGGAGACCACAGCTCTATTTGAGACGGCATTTCATTGCCAATCTTGTGCACAAGCGATATTCTCTATGATCGAAAGCGCTCATCACAAATGACCCTATGTTATCTCTAAAATGTCCTCGCTGTTTCTTTGAAAAACCTCTTGTAAAGAAAGTTTTCATTCGTCATCGTTGTTCCCGTTGCGGTTTCCAAGGGATGGTTTTAATCAATCCCGAGAAGGATAACTGCATGACAATAAGGACTGACTCGCAAGGACTTTTAGATGATGACAATATTAGAAGCGGCTAAACTGTTAAATATAACAAGACAAGCTGTTTATGTTGCAGTTAAACAGAAAAAGATACGTGCTTTAAAATGTGCGTATCAATGGAAAATATCTAACTCCGACGTACTTGAGTACATAAAAAACCGATACTCTAGAAAAACTAGTGTAATAAACGGTGAACTTGTTTTCGATAAATCTAAAGGAGAATATTCAGTCACAGAAACTGCATGCCTTCTACATGTACCGAATAATTTCGTTTACTACTCTATCCGATCAAGAGGGCTAAAACACAAACGCAAAGCAGCTGCGTACGTGATTCATATAGACGACATCAAAGAATTTTCTCAAAGAATGGGTATCTCGGTAAACCTGTGAGCCATTTCGGTCTTGGTCAGGATCTCTATCACCGCTACAACATGCTCAATCTGCTCAGAGAGGAAATCAACGTCTCGTTTCATGGCTCCCATGTCTGCAAATAGACGCTTCCTCATAAGATCCATGCTCTGCTTCAAGAGTTCTATCTTACTGTCTACAGATTCGATTGACGGTTCGATGAATGTGAGCTGTTCGTACATGAAATTCCCCTAAATTTTGGTTTAGGGGATTGAATTTACTTGAGATATTTTTTTACCGCAAGAAGTCGCGTAAAAGGCATGCGACTATCAATAGGAGGACTAAAAAAGAAATCCAATTCTCTCGCATTATTTTGCCGAACTTCTCTAAAGAGGTCATACCGTAACGAATGTCCCGGTAAATCCGCCCACAACTTGCCAAGAAAGGTTAGCAACTACGCACTCAATACGTAGAGAGTCACCCGTCGCACTCGTTGCAACAGAACCCCCGGCACCTACGGTACTACTTACAGATCCTAGAGTGATTTGCTGGCCTGCTCCTTGCGTTATCACGAATGATGTGCCTGTTGGTGCAAGTGTGGCCTCGATAACGTCTCCTAGGGCGCTTACAGCAGGTAGAGCGAGGCTCAAAGCTCCTGCGGTGACATAGTATCCGTTTTGCACTGCGAGCGTCTGGTTAGCGACAATCGCGGTGTGTGTGAGGCCGCTTGTGCTTCCGACAAAAGTGACAAATCCATCGGCTGACACCGCGAAACTTGTGGAGTCAAAGCCTACTGATCCACGAACTGCTGTTACTGTCGTGCCTGCTGTGCCTGTTGCTTGCAACGGGAAAGTCACTTGACTCGTGACGGGATCTACGGTCTTACCAAAAATATTGCCGACGGCTGTATAAATTAGCGTTCCAGCTCCTGTCGCCCAGAATCCGGACGGCGCAGTGCAAGCCAAGCCGGTGTAAACGACAATGGCTTCACCTGCTGCTAGGAAAGTTACTAGCTCAAGCGCGTAAGAACCTACGCAGTACAAGCAAGTGAAGCTACACGTTGCCCCTCGGATCGTAACTCCGCCACCCAAAGCGGAGTTACAATTCGTGTAAACAGGCATCATCGAAGCGCCGTTATCTAAGTCGAAAACGTCTCCGGAATTAGTGTTCATTTGGCAATAATTCACGCTTGAGGTTACAGGGCCGTCTAAAAGAATATTTCCCGTTTGCCCTTGCATGTCACATCGATTCATATCGATCGAAAATGTTGCAGGCGCTGTAAGCGTAGCTACAATACACTTTCCTAGCTGAGAATTAAACGTACAGTCGTCTAACTGTATATTGGCTGATGCCGCAGCATTCGACGTTACAGTGATATTATCGCCCACTGCCGCGCTGAAATTCACATTTTGAATCGTAAAGTTTCCAATATGATTGGTAAATGTGCAATTTCCATCGATTGTAACTTGATACGCTCTGTAGGCTTGATTCCCAACGATGCTAAAGTTACCAGTCCCAAAAACAAGATTTTCGGAATAAGTGCCCGGATTAATCCAGATCGTGCAATTTCCGACAAGCGCAGCTGCGTCAATCGCAGCTTGGATCGTGGTAAAGTTTCCTCTAGAAGCGTCTTGATCAACTACAAATCGCTCTAAACCAGTAAAATTTGTTGAATTTACTCGTGTCATAAAACTCCTTAAACGACTGTAATTGAACCAATAACGCTAGTTGCTACCCAGTTGGTTGCTCCTGAAGCCGATACGCACTCAATAGTTACGGTATCTCCGTCCGCAGAAGATGCTAAAGATCCGCCGACTCCGGCCGTGGTAATTGAGCTACCAAGTCGTATGTCTTGAGTTCCTGTTTGGGCAATTACCCAAGAAGTTCCACCTCGTAAAACCACTTTGCAAAAGTCGCCGATTCTTGTATCTGAGGCTTGAGGAAGAGTTAATGTTGGAGTTCCGGCTGTTACGTAGTACGTGCCGTTCCTAACCATTGTTTGAGATGCCGAGACCACTAACGGGTAGGAAGGCAAATTTACGAGAGGTCTAACCGTCAGATCCGGATCCGCAATAAATGTCGCGCTTCCGGGAACAACTCCGGAGAACTCAAACGTGCCGCTCGTTCCTGCTCCGTTACCGTCTACGATGAAACCGGATGTTGGGGACGGGCTGCCGGTGATACGGGCATTGTAGAAGTTAAATGTGGCTCCGGTTGATACTTTTGCGATCGGAAAGGTTGCCGGAATAACTAAGAAACCTCCGCTAAGATTGTATGTACCGCCGGTAATGTCCAAAGTCTCAATCCATCTGTCTGAATCTCTGCATACGACGAAACCGCCGCTGATCGTGCTGGCCGTATCAGTCGTGTTCATCGGGCAGTTATTCATCAGCAAAAAGCCCGCGGATACGTTGAGGATTTTTTGTCCCGCAGCAGCTGAAAATACGCAATTAGCCATGCGGACAAATGACGCTCCTGACGTGCAATTGTAAGCAGCACCTGATACCGCGTTGAAAGAGCATCCCGCAAAGTCTACCGTAGCTCCGTTTGCGCCGATTATAGACACTGCCGGAGTAGCAGCCGCGCTCTCTACATAGAGGCCTTGAATGCTACACTTAATCGCCGCTGCCGTTGTGTCGAGAAGAATTTGCCCGATGACTTTCACGTTTTGCGATTGTCCATCTACGCCAAGAGCTGCGATTTTTACGAGGTCTTTGCATGTGACCGTCTCGGTGTATGTCCCTTTTTGCACATAGACGCAACCGCCTCCTGCAAGACTTGCAGCGTCTACCGCTGACTGTATTGTGCTGTATGCGCCGTTTGCATCAGACGGATCAACTACGTATTTTTCGAGACCGGAAAAATTTACTGAGTTTGTTCGTGGCATAAAACTCCTTAAACGACTGTAAGCGAACTTATGGGCTTACTCTTCCCATGGTATGTGTTTTCGTGTCCTTTTTGAAAGCCTTCTTCTTTGGACAGTCATCTTTCCTAAACAATGACTAAGCTGCCCATGGAGCTTGTTACAACCCAGTTGCTACCATCGATAGCATCGAGCGTCACGCAATCACCATCAGCTGTGCTTGACAAGCTTCCGCCTACGCCGATTGTCGTGACCGACGTACCCATGCGGATTGACTGTCCGCCCGCTTGCGTGATCGTCCAAGAAGTACCGCCGTACATAGATATTTTTAGCTGTGTTCCAGCTGAAACTGATCCGCCTGTTGGGAGCGCAAAAGAGGGCGTACCGCTTGTAACAATATAGCTATTGTAAGCCTGCATGTTAGTCGAGGTATTTTGCACTTGCGGATTAAAATATAAATCTAAATTCGGGAGATAAAATTTAGTTGATAAAGGGTCTACAGGGACGTAGTTAAAGGTAGATGTTCCGGGCATTCTGAGACCCGAGTAAATAAAGAATCCCGCTCCGTCAGCAACATAACCTGAAGTAGAAGAAATCGTGTTGACGATTGAATCCATAATTACCCCGAAACCTGCCCCAACAAAATTGTAGACGGGAAGTGTAGCGATAGGCTCAAGTATCGAGCCTCGCATTACAACGGTACCTTTTCTAAGATCAAAGGAGTCAACCCACGCCGTACAGCTAAAAATGTTAAGGCGGAGAGAGGCTGAGTTAGCGGTAGAGGCCGTGTCGGTTGAGGTGAACGTACAGTCGTAAGAGTTGATTAAAGCATCGGAAGTAAGATCCCAAATCTTTTGTCCGGCTGATGCGGTAAATTTGCATCCTCGGAAATCTAAAGAACCCGTTGAAGCGATACTTACGGCGGTGTTGAGTGTTCCTCGAAATGCGCAACCTTCGAATTGCACGGATACCGGGTTTGCGCCCTGAATATCCATTGCTGGAAAGGGAGCAGTTGTTTGGAATGTAATCCCTGAAATTGTCGTGTTGAAAGCACTCGCTGTGCTGTCTATTAGGCATCGTCCAGTGATTTTTACTAATTCGGATTGACCTGATGTGCCAAGAGCGCAGAGGCTCACTACGGAAGGCAATGTAACATCTTCAACATACACGCCTGGCAAAATGTAAACCACACTGGGGAGCGCTGTCGCTGCTGCTGCGTTTACCGCTTCCTGTACTGTCGCAAAAGGTGCGTCAGGATGTTGTTGGTCGACGACGTATTTTTCGAGACCGGAAAAGTTTACTGAATTTGTTCTTGTCATATAATCCTTATGGTATAACTACTAATTCTTCTGAGACCGTTGGGCTGTCGGTGCTTATTCAAATTCTGGAAGTTCCATTCGATATTGTCTTTGCCATAGATTCCTAAAAAATTAAATAACCTTGAAAAAATGTGAACATTGATCCGCCTCCAAGCAGATCAGCAACCTGTGTGCCGTTGTTTAAAACAATAGAACATTTCGCAGTGTCTCCAGCTGTCATGTCGGCCATTACAAAATGCCTCAATTGTGCCTCATTGTTGACGCTTCGGATTGCGTTGGGTCCACAGATATTTCCGACATATGTTCGGGTTGTAGTAACAATCGAAACGTTGCCATCCGTATGCCCTGTACATCTAAATTTACCGATGTATTTTTTACCATTTTTGATCCTTAAAAGCTTAGCGTGCTTGATCTTTTGAATGATGATTGCATGGTTAGGTCTCCTGTCCCTGCAAGCGTCAGTGCTAATGGAGTTGTGGTTCCACCTTTGATCGTATAACCCGTTGCTGGCGTCGTAATGTCAAGATTCACCGATGTGTTTTTTCTCATATATTTCTTTTAAACCGCCGTTAATGAGCCAAATGATGATTGAGCTTCCCAGGCTAAGTTAGCCGTCTGGCAAACGAGACGAACCGAGTCACCGAGAGCTGTTGAGCTTAATGATCCACCTGCACCCGCAGTTGTTGTAACGATACCAGCTCTAATTTCTTGTCCTGCGCCCTGAGTGATGATCCAAGAGGTTCCGCCAGTTGGTAGCGATACTTCGATAACATCCCCAACCGCAGACACCGCAGGAAGAAGCAGAGACAAAGCACCTGCGCTTGCAAAGTAACCGTTGTTTACGGCTAGAGTTTGGTTCGCAATAATGTTTGTCCATGGGAATGCAGCCGCAGTTGCTGGGAAAGTAGGGATTATTGTTGTGGTGATCGCAGGATCAACGGATGTTGAACCGATTAAAAAAAGCGGTAAGCCGATACTCAGCGTACCAAAAGCACCCGATGTATTAATAAAGAACGGATCAGTTGTAGCGAAGCTATCTCGAATTGAGGTAGCTTGCCCTGCTGCTGTAAATCGAATGCCCTGTTGTCCTGAAATGCTATTAAGAGTGCCAGAAAACTGAGATGCTGCACCGGTAATTAGAACTCCTGATCCCGTTGCGCCACCTGAGAATTGACACACCGTTGCAGTGCAAAGAGCGCTCAGTCCTACAGTTAAACCACTTCCTGCTGCTGCTGTCGAGATAAATTCGGACAACCCCATTCTAAGAGTTCCATTAGCGACGTCAGCGCAATCGGCTGCCAAAGAAAGGCACGTGGTGCTTCTTGTCGTCACATTAGAAGTACCCGCTGCCGAAGCAGACAAAATGCAAAGGCCAGCGTTAGAAATCAAGACGCAATTTTGTAAGTCTAAACTTGCAGTTCCTGCACCTGCATCACCGCAAGTCCATGTGTCGCCTGCGAGAGCCGTAAACAGAATGCTTTCGAAAGACAACTCGCCAGTCGCGGTAAAAGTCTGATTACCTACGATTGAGACTTGCAAGGTAGTCAATGCCGAGGAAGAAGAAGATACGCTCAATCCTGCTGGCCAGGAAATCGATTCGGTATACGTTCCGGGCTGAATCACCATGACTGCGGGAAGTGTGGTTACTGCCGCATCTATTGCGTCCTGAATCGTTTGGTAGGGTGCTCCGTTTGCAATCGTCCCAACAAGATAATTAGTCGCACCAAAGTTATTTGTAGCGTTTGCGTAAAATGTTGCCATATAATTCCTTAAGTAAAGCTAATTGTTCCAGTTGCTGATAAGATTGCCCATCCGGTTGTTGACTCTAATATCGCTTGGAAAAACACTACTCTTATTGATGATCCAACCGACATCGTGAGGCTTGTTTTTCCTGCGGGAGCCGGTATAGATAATCCGTAAAATCTTTGACCTACCGTTGAAATGTTCAATATAAGAGGCCCGGTAGAATTAGGAGACACGAAGATTTCTATTATTTCTCCAAAATTTGAAGCTCCGTCAGTCGGCATGGTTACAGCTGTAGAGTTTCCCTTAAAGTAGTAACTAGTCGCAGGTGCAAGAGCTCCTGGTCCTGAGATATTTACCCATGGACCAGATCCGGAACCCGATCCGGTAAAAGTGATCGTAGATCCTACGGCTGAGGTTGAGATTCCCCCTGCGCCCGTAAAGGTCATCTGGTTGGCAGTCGGGTTTGGGAAAACCGGCATGATTGCCGTTCCTGAACCGGTGATTACGGATGTAAGACCGTCGCCCCTGATGTTTACTGTTCCCGCAGGTGTGCCCGCCCCGGTGAGGACTGATCCTTGACCGATTAAACTTATCACGTTTCCAACTGGGTTCGTGCTTCCGGAATTACCAGAAAAAACGGTAGCCACGTCTGCATCTAGTGTAATCGTGACTGTAGATCCTGCTGCCGTACTTGTTAGGTTAGTACCTGTGGCTATCTGTATATTTCCCAAAGCCGGTGTCGCCGTGCCTGAGTCGCCGGTAAGTGTGCTAACTCCGCCACCGGCACCTGGTGACAGAACCGAAAAGCTTTGCCCTGTACCATTATAAGCAAGCCAGTCGCCGGAGGTAGTGTCCTTAACGAGCTGACCGAGCGCTAAATTCTTGCTAGCATTATTAGGAATACCGTTGCTTTCTATAGGTGCTGGAGCGAGGTCAATCTTTGGCGATCCGACCCCGTAAGCTGTGATTCGTTTTACCATTAGTGACCTCGTTAAAATTTCAGTGTTTTGGAGAGGATTAAATGCGTCAAGATTTCACGCCTTTTTTAGCAGGCTTTTTCTTCTTGTTTTTACCGTATTGCTGCAAGAACCAAAGCAGCTTCACAAGTTCAGGGCTTCTCATCGTTTCTTCCTCTTCGCAGCTTTAGCGGCTTTAATTGCCGGCTCTAAGGCGCTATATATGGTTTCAAACTTTCCTGAATACTCGTTTCCTTTACCGCCACGTTCTTCTTGCAGCTTCTTGATGAGCTTGTACATTGCGGCTCCGATTGGAGACTCAGACCCTTGTTCCCAGGCTCCGATGAAGTTAGAACCACTAGTCTTTCTCTGGTGAAGAGTCTTGGTCAGATAATCGGTATCTTCTTCAGACATATCTTCATAAGTATAAAGACGTCCGTCATGAGGAAGGTATGCGAGCATATTTTTTTCAGGATCGTATCCTGCCCAGTTGACATTGCGTGACACTTGCTGTCCCGTCTCTTCTTCAATTCCACGGATAAGATCGTCGTGAAGCTCGGCAAGATCTTTTTTTGGCAACGGAGACTTAATGAGGTTATCCGTTTCAGCCTTGTGAAGCTTTCCGTCCGAGTCTAGAAGAGCCTGTTTCTGTTTGATATCTTTTACGTCGCCCATCGTATTGGAGGAAGGGTCTAAAACGAGATCTCCCTTTTGAAGGGGCGTCTCTTCCCCGAACTTAAGGACGTCTTCTCGCAAAAGACCTTCGGGACTTTTCAGGTAATCCTTAATGTGCTCCGCTATAGGTCTTTCGACTCCTTGCGCAATCTTAGTAGCTAGAGACTTTCTTGTTCCCGGGTGCATCGATCCTTGTATCTGCGAGGAGATTTGCTCAGGAGCCTGCCCTTTAGCGGCTAGTGACTTTACAAGTTCTTCCACTCCTAATTGTTTTAGCAGTTGCGATTGTGCTTGCTGAGGAGGCGGAGAAAAAGGTGCACCACCTTGCGCGGGCTGATTAGGAGTCACTGTAGGTATGCCACCCATCGCAGCGGGACCTACAGGAGGTATCGCAGGAGGTTGAACGGGAGCGTTTGCCATAGGGGCTGGACCTATAGGAGGTATAGGGGGGGCCATGCCTTGGGCGGGTGGAGTTCCCGGTATAGGAGGCACAGGGGAAGGTTGCGTAGGAGCTTGTGTAGGCGACTGACCTCCGAACATACCTCTAGAAGCTAAAGTCCCAGCTATCCCAAGACCTATCTTGGCCAAATCTTTAGTAGATTCAGCATCATATTCTCTTCTTTTCTTATGGATTTGTTGCTCACTCAAACCCTCTAGATCTTGTGATTTAAAATCTCTGCTAATGAAATTAAGGATCTGATTGGCTGTATAACCTGCTGAAGTGGCTCTTCCTATTTTCCCGGCTAAAGATGGATTTTTCTTAGATAAGAAATTAAGAATCTGAACTGCTGTATAGCCAATGGAAAGAGCACTAGAAACAGGATTCACTTTTCACCCCTTAATGCACCAGGCAATCTTCCTGAACCAAACCACACATCCATCAAAGAATCTCTTGGTGGCTGTGCAAATTCAGCGAGTTCTTTGTCCTGATCAGTAGATAGCTTCAATCCTTTAGACATAGCTTTTTGCAATGCTTGATTTATGTCTTTCCAATCGTATTTCTTCGACTTAACAAGCTGTCTTCTTAAGGATAACAAAGACTGATTTTGAGAATTTCTTAGAAGAAAGTCTTCAATTTTATTTATATTTGATTCTTTATCTTTTGATGCCAATGGAATAGAGTCAAGATTAGACGCAACTTGCTTCGTGACGGGATGAATTCTTTCTTCAATTTCTGTAGGACTAAATTCGGCCGCTGCTAATTTCTCTCGGACTATAGGCTCATACCCTTTCTTAATCATCCTGTCTATTAGAGGTTGATATTTTGATTGGGCTTGATGTCTGGTTTGCATCGGAGGTCCAGGAAGCAAGCCTGAAGTAGCAATCCTCATAGCTTGATTCATCAAACCCGGGATGACGATGTTGTCCATTTGTCGGATATCTTCCATCTCTCTCTTGACGTGAGTAAGAAGTTTTTCAGGGTCTTTAATGTCGCTTTTTTGTGCAATCTGAACCGCATAAGGCATTTCATTAGGTTTTATGCCGATATCACCGAGCCTTCCCCTGAAATACTCAAGATTTTGTACCGCTCCTGAATTCATATTGCGAGCTATATCTAAACCTTCCTTGTATTTGCTGGGATCTCCTAACGCATATCTTTGAGCAAATTCTTGAACTTCATTCTCTGTCTTAGGAGAAGTTAAGAATCCTCCTGCACCCTGAAATTGACCTGGAGAGCTTCCTTGTCCTTGAGTTGATTGCCCCTGTCCTAACCCCGTCTGTCCTTGTCCATTGAGCGCTTGCATCCTTTGAGCATTCAAAAGCAATGGGAAGAGAGTTTGCACGTAATTCTCTGCTCCTTCAATGCCATGCGTGGCATTAATAAGGGTCTGCGCAAGCTGCAAAGGCGTGGCATTTTCAGGAAGATCCTTCAGTCCTGAAAGACCTTGTTGAAGCATTCTTCTATCAGTTCCCGCAGTAATGCCTTTTTGAAGCGCAGGCCCTAGGGTATTTGAAAGGGTATTGGCTAAAGTCTGTTGCTGAGGAAGAAGTTGTATGCTCATGAGATCCTCTTTATGTTTTCCATTCCGATATCTCTTTTTCCGATTGAATCTGCAAAGCTCTCTACTCTTGCCTTAGCACATTGAAAGATGTCCTTGTAGAACATTTTGTCTTTCATCTTGTCGCGGATAGTCTTTGCTACGATGACATCGCACATCTTGAGAGCGTCAAGGCTGAGGCCGTCTACTACATCTCTGATGTTTGGGCATTCGATCGTCAACATATCCATATTAAAAAGCGCGCTGTTCTGCATCTTCGTGATGATCATGTAATATTTCGCAGCGTTTTTAGACCCTTGGGATATCGCGTATTCGATGAACTCTTTGATCGCATCGGTCTCAAGTCTTCGCTCGATCTTTCCTGAAGCTCGTTTCTCTAGCCATTCGGCGTTCTGTTTTTGATTGCGAATAGACATTAAAAATTTGTACATTCTCCGAAATTCGGTGACAAGATGTTCCTTGAAGTCTAGAACAGTGTCACTGTTTCGAAGAAGGGTACCAAGATACATAGCCTGTTCTTCATTTAGCAGAAATTCTGTGTCCGGACGCCTCTTTTTGGATTTGAATTCCCGGATTTGAAATCCGGAAATTGGCACGTCAATTTGTTGCCCAATTTTTCGCTTACCGACTCTTTCAAACCTATCATGGTATTTTGTAACAAGTTTCTTCACGGCTTGATGGGTTGTTCCAAAACCTTTAGACAGTTTATATGTTCCGATCACGATGTCATCATCATGGACAAAAACTAAATCCTTCATCCCATAACCCCAGCTTGAGCCATCTTGTTCTGAAGAAAACCTGTATTGAAATCTGTACCGGTCGCCCTATTTGCTTGGTTATTTCCGAACATCCCTGGTCCGTATTTTCCCAAACCTTCTGCAAGCCCTGAAGCGCCTCCGGATATTAGTCCGGCAAGCGGCCCTTGAGAGCCCGGCTGATAAGTTGGCTGAATGGCTTTCGTTCCCAGTCCTAGTTGACCAAGAGAGTTATATTGATTCATGGCCTGACCTGCGGCTCCTTGCTGCAAGTTAGAGAAAAGACCCGCGAGACGAGATTGAAGGTCTGCACCTGCTCCACCCAGAGCTTGGGCGAATCCTGATGAACTTCCGGCTCCTCCGCCGAGACCACCGCCCATTC